ACATTATACTATTTACATACCACTTAGTTAATATAAAACCAAAAGTTGGAGAAATAGAAGTGCCATTCACATTCGAATTTACATACCACTTAGTTAATATAAAACACTTTAATAATTCTACCTTTACTAGTGCTAAAGTAATTTACATACCACTTAGTTAATATAAAACCAGGAACATATGGCAAACTATAAGGAAAACCTGCAAATTTACATACCACTTAGTTAATATAAAACCCTCTGTGACTCCATATTTTTTCATAATATATAATTCATTTACATACCACTTAGTTAATATAAAACATAGAAGTTGTTGCATATAACTACATTGACAAGTTATTATTTACATACCACTTAGTTAATATAAAACTTTTCTACTTTTTTAATCATTTAATCACCTGCTTAAAAATTTACATACCACTTAGTTAATATAAAACTTTTGATATTCTAAAGAAGTGACAATGATGTGACACAAATTTACATACCACTTAGTTAATATAAAACTATTATGTAGTCATATATTTCAAACTCTAATTTCGTATTTACATACCACTTAGTTAATATAAAACCCATTTGACCCATGCATATTGACTTCCACCTTCCTTATTTACATACCACTTAGTTAATATAAAACTTTACAATATAGACGTACATATACTTCTGAAAAACCTCTTTCCATACCACTTAGTTAATATAAAACTTTACCCCAAAATAAACTGGGCATTTTCAATACTTACACATGTGCAACTCTCTTAAATTTGCAGTGAACCATGAGTAGTGCAAATGATAAAGTTTATCATATACCCTCAACACCTTATATTTCAAGCATTAAGCCCTACTTTGTAACAAATATCGCTCACTGCAAAACTATTTACATTTTTATTATATCATAAATATATTATTTTTGAATATCTGTACCAATTTGTGGTATAATAAAAACAAGAAGAACTACAATCTATTTAGACGTAGAGTGAAGTTCAAATACTAATGTTTATTCTTTTTGAACTTGATTTTTAGTTCAAAACTAAAGTCACTCCTGCTGAACTATACCCACTGTTTTATACAGTTAAAACATGTAAAAGTAGTTATAAAGTACTAGTGTAACTCATTAGTACTTTTTTTATTATATTCATATAATTAATATCTATATTTTAAAGTTTACTATCTAAAAAAGAGCACGTCAAATAAAACCCTAGATATTTAAATTTTTTTAGAGCTACTTAAAATAAATTATGCTATCTCTGTACTTAAATATTTCCTAAATTCAAGTGGAGACATAGAATTTAATCTCTTTTGATATCTAAAATTATTATAGTAATATATATAATCATCTATTGCTTTGACTAATTGTTCGTATGTATCAAATTTCCTTAAATAGTACATTTCCACTTTTAAAATTCCCCAAAATCCTTCCATAGGAGCATTGTCAATACAATGACCAACTCTCGACATACTTTGTATCATGCCTTGTGTTAAAAGTTTTGATTTAAACACCCTGCTAGTATACTGATAGCCTCTATCACTATGAAAGATAGGTTTTGCATTTGGATATACTTCTATTGCTTTATTAAAAGTTTCGAATACTAAGTTATTGTTATTTGATTTTCCAATAACATATGAAACTATGCTTCTATCACCTAAATCCAGAATTGCACTTAAATAAGCCTTTGTCCCGTTGGTTAATTTAAATTCAGTTACATCTGTTAACCATTTTTGAGAAGTTTTATCTGCACTAAATTTTCTATTTAATACATTTTCAGCAATTACTTCTGGTGTACATTTAACATAACTAAATTTCTTTTTTCTACAAATAGACCTTAAGCCTACGGCTCTCATTAGTCTGTACACTCTCTTGTGATTGACATTAAGTTTATACTCTCTGTTTAACTGCAAGGTCATCCTTAAAGAGCCAAAAACTCCCTTCTTTTCTTCATATATCTTAGTTATCAAAGTTGCTAATTTAATGTTTTCAAGTTCTAAATTACTTTTATCTCGATTGAGCCATTTATAGTATCCAGAACGATTTACTTTAGCGATTTCACATAATTGTATAAGCGAAGCTTTTTTTTCATTGAATAAGGATTGAATCGCTTTATATTTATCTTCATTCTTGGATAGTGTAATTACCACCCTCTTTCTATGATTTTTAACTTTTTTAAGAATTCATTCTCCAGTTGTAATTTGTGTTTTTCTGCTTTTACAATTTTCAATTCCAACTTTATTTCATCTAATTGAGTTAACTCATCTTCTTTTTTTGCTTTACCTCTTCGGTCTTCTAAAGCATCTATCCCATTTTCTTTATATTTAAGAGTCCATCTTCTAACTTGGCTGTATGAAACAAAGTATTTTTTTGCTATTAAATTGTAATTAAGATCATGTTCAATACAATCTTTAACAATTTCAGCTCTTTCATCTAATGTTGTTTTTCTAGTCTCCATAAAGAGTCCTCCCTTCGGGGTTTCTTTTATCACCTTATGAAGATTATACTCTTTAACCCAAGCTTTTAGTGGATGAACTGATCTCATTTTATATTTTTTTGAGATAGTATCATAAGATCCTTCCCCATTTAGATAAGATTCTATAGCATTTAATTTAAACTCTTTAGAATAGCATGATTTGTGACTTTGTTTTATTAAACCATCATTTCCAAAAGTTTCATAATTTCGCATCCACTCTCTGAATGTACGTTTTCCAATATTTAATTCTTCCATTATTTTTATTACTGAATTTTCACCCTTTAAATATGATTCAATTGCTTCGATTTTTTGCTCTGATGATACTTTAGTTTTAGACATAACAAAACCCTCCTAGTTTTAGACAGTTTTACATATTTCAACTGTCTCCTAAGAGGGGTATAGTTCATGCGAGAGTGGCTTTTTGCTTTTTTGAATAGTTTACTGATTAAGTAAACTACCACACTAGCTGTTAAACTAGCTAAAACATTAAACAAAAAGTTATCCATGAACTCACCTCCCTTCGAATCGTTGGGAGGATAATCTTTTGTACATGAACTCCACTCTATAGATTGTATATTACGCTCTTCTTGCTAAATTTAATTATACCATATTTTGTAATATCAGTTAAGAGTTTGCACTACAATAATCAGAAAGCTTGTTCCACTCACAATCAACCCCTATTATTTTAAGAATATCATTGACTTGGCTATTTAAATCTTTAATATCTGATTTAGACATTAAAGGATCTTTCATTATTTCATTTAGAAAAATACTATCAATGATTAAACATACATTTTCTGATAAATATTCACGTTTTACTGAGATTACTGTTCCAACTGTACTTTCTTTTAGTGTCTTATATGCTACACTCAATATGCATGGTTCTAAATTAATTCCTTCTAGTACTGTTTCAAAGTAATATTTTATTCTTATATTTTCATTTCCAATAAATATTTCTTCATTGCTGCTTATCTTCTTTAATTTTCTCATTATGCCTAACATCTTAGCATTCACTTCATAATTTATTCCATATCTCTTTGATGCCAAACTCGACATTAAGTCTCTTTCTAAATAAATTACCCACTGACCATTATAGGAAAATGATGTTTTAGCGATATCCATTTCTCCTTTTCCAGTAATATTAAATTTAGGCTCTAGTTTATTTATTAAGTAAATCTCATAAAAATCCATAGTATATTTATTATCTAATTCCATATACTCAAGTCTTAAATTCTTATTACACCAATTTTCTTTTTTATTACTTAAATGACTAGCGTGTCTATCACAGATATTCTCTGTTTTCCCAACGTATAAACATTCTTCCGTATCTTGATTAATATATTTATAAACATAATACATTTTTTATTTTCTCCAATTCTTAATTGTCATATTTACAGCCCTTATATATTTCAAATAATTCTTGCCATGTATATCCAACTTCTAGTATGTGAAAAATATCCTCTATTTGTTGGAAAATCTCAGTAATTTTATATTCAAATGTTGGCATTAATTCCATTAAATTAGCCAAAGATCCAATCCTAATCTCTAATGTTATATTTATAAGTATTTTTTTATTTGTTGCTGTATATTCTTTCCATCTGGGATAAACTGAAATCAAAGAACAACTTCCAAATCTTTCTAATGTTTCAAAATCATATGATATCAAATTAATATCTAATTCATTCTCACAAAATTCTATATCCATATTTTCAAAGTTATATAGCACACTTAAAACATTATTTTCATATAACATTTCAACCTTGGCATCTAACTTTTCAATTCTCTTTAAAAAATTAATAGATTTTTTACTTACTTCATATTTCATATCTATCTTTCTTTCTCTGAATCTTCTTTTTCCCTTTGTCTTTTCCTTAAAATCTTCTTCTGAATATGTACTCCAATCTTCTTCCTTGTAATCAAAAAAGATGTGTTCAGTATCCATATCACCTTTACTTAGTTTATTAAATATTGGATTTAGTTCATTTATTAAATAAACTTCAAAAAAATCCATATTATATCTACGTGGAAGTTCAATATATTTTAATATTAATTCTTTAGTACACCAATCTTCTTCTTTATTACTCAAATGAGATGAATGCCTTGCATATATATCTTCTGTTTTTCCAACGTATAAACATTCTTCTGTAGCTGGATCAATATATTTATAAACATAATACATTTTTTATTTTCTCCAATTTTTATTTATAGTAATATCCTTCTTCATTTACTAGACCTTGATCAAATAAATTTCTCCTAACAGTTTCAAGTCTGACAGGATCTTTGCTATAATCAACTTCTCTTTCTTCTTTTTTAACATCTTCATCATCCCAATATTTATCTAATTCTTCTTTAAACTTTAAATCATCTTTTTGATGAATTATAACTTCACTTATTTTATTTGAAAGTGTTGATTTAAAAAAATCATAATTCTTTGTATTTATAATATCAGTATTATCTCTTTCAAATGCTATAGCAATAGACTTATTAAAAGCATTCAGATAAACATCTTTCTTAAAATCAAACTCTTTAAAATCTTCTTTAAATAGTTTAATCGTCCCTGTTGTAAAAATATTTTCATTTGGTATATAAAAACTAAAAGACACTTCATTGTCCTGCTTCTTTTTAGGTATATAATCTTCAACCAATATATCTTTATCAAAATATTTTCTAGGTTCATAATCTATCACAGAAAAAATTATTTCATCTATTTTTCTATTTTTTCTTTTTTCTTCTTTTATTGAAACAACCATGTTGCCTTTTTTATTTATTTCATTCATTGCTCTTTTTAGAACATTTTGTTTAAAATATTTATACTCTGGATATACATTATCTTTTAATTTCAAATAAAATCTTAATTCATCTAACTTATATTTTATCTCCACTTCCTTATTTTCTCTGCTCCATAGTCTAAATAAAGTGTATAACCTCTGAGTATATGCACCTCTAAAATTAAATAACACTGATAAATTAATAGCTGTATATCCATTTTTCTTTTTCTGCATTTTTACAAAATCAGTTATATGATTGTATAGAACTTCATGCATCATAATTGTATAAATTTGGTCTGTATGATCCAATTCATATGTATTAATTAAACCACTTCCAAAAGTTTTTAACTTGCCAGTTGTCTCTTCTATATAGTCAAATTCCAAAACACTTTGTTGAAACATGTTCAAAATTTCTTTTATATTTTTATGCTCATAATCATTATTGTTTTTCATAAATACTTTTAGTTCTTCTTTTGATATAGTTGTAACATAAGATGAATTTTGCTGTTTCTGAGCATTAAAAAGTATTTTGTAAAATAATTTATTTTCCACATTTGTAAAATCATATTTACTTTTTATTAAATTATTTGGTTGCATTAAAATTTCTTTTTTTTCCAAAATCTATCACCTCATATAAATTATAATACCTAATTTATAAAAAGGTCAACTATTTTTGAAAGACGCTCACCTTTGACCCTTAAAATGATGACCTTTGACCCTTAAAATGATGACCTTTGACCCTTAAAATGATGACCTTTCATCTCTGAAACCTAGATATACCAATTATTATAGCTTGTCTAAAAACTATTAAAGACTTTAAAAACTGTTTTAAAAACTATTAAAGACTAGAAAAGATGTTCTGAACTATTCTTTTTTTATATTAAAAAACTTTAGTATTTATTTTTCTAGTATACTTTAAACACTTACTAAAAATAATTTCTTATAAAAGATTGGAGATGAAGAATTTTTTATGCTTGAAAACAGAAAACAAATTCAGAAAGAAATTTACTTACCAATAGCAACATATTGTTTAAAAGATAAGCAATATTATATAAAAGAATATGGAGCACTATTAATAAAGAGTGCTGAAAATAGTGACATTTTTAATACCCATAAAAATAGAATTTTGTATAAGAATAAACTTGATATTCAAGAAATAGCAAATGAACTGAATGTAAATAAAGCAACAATCCAAAGAAATATAAAAAAACTAGAGAAGTTAGATTTTAAAATTCTAAAAATAGAAAATACCCTAAATGGAATTGTATATTGTTTACCGTCAGAAAATAATATTGATTTAAACAAATTTGCATTGATAAATTATGAAATGCTTAAAAAAATGGTCAATAAATTTAAATCAAATACAATAAAAGTATATTTTTTACTTAAAACAATCACTACAGAAACTAATTTTAAACCTGCAACTAATAGTTTTATAGCAGAAAATATAGGACTAAGTTCTAAAAGTAAAAATAATTTAGATATCATAACTTCTTCTGTTAAAACTTTAGAAGAAAATAAATACATTGAAACAAAAAAAGTAAATGTATATGAATATGACAAAGAAAAACTTAGAGAAGTTCCAAAAATAAGAAAAGTTTATCGGATTTGTAATTTTGATGAGTGGAAAAAGGAAATTGATAAAAATAAAGTTTATTAAATATAGCTTAAGCATTTAAAGGCTTGTCTGACGTGTTTTAATTACAAACTTGATGTTATTTACCTAAAAAGATACAAATTTGCTTAAAAATGGAAATAGAAGGTCAAATATATAGATAGAGAACCAAATAAAATTATATTGGCTCTCTATTTATCTTCTTCCCAATCCTCAATAAACTTTTCTAAACTTTTTAATTTATTTTCAGACACTTCTTCATCATCATGCAGAGCACTTATAAAACTTTCAAAAGAATTTTTGTGAAAGAAACTAAAGAAACTTTTAGTCTCAACTTTTAAATATTCTTCTTTTTCTATTAATGCTTTATAATATGTAAATCTATCTTTCTTAACAACCTCTAAAAATCCTCTACCAACTAATCTCCTCAAGAAAGTTAACATAGTTGATTTTTTCCATTCGTACTTTTCGCCTAGTGTCTTCAAAATTTCAGTAGATGCAACTTCCTTATCTTCGCTGTCCCAAATAAACATCATAACCAACAATTCACTTTCTGGAATCTTTTTTATCTTCATAAAGTACACCACCTTCTAAAAGTATATCTAAAATACTATAACAATAGAGTTAACTACACAATACTAAATGTCTAAAAATGTTTTACCAATTTTTACCAATTAATTTTTCTTTAAAAAAAATTTAAGCAGGAGTAAAAAAAATAAAAAATTATCAAAATTTATCAATATAAAAAGAAATATAAGTATAAATTTTTCTCTTTGTATATTGATTGTATACAATTCTATTTTTGTAAAATTAAATTTTACAAAATAATCAAAAATGGTAAATTTTGACATTTGCCTAATGTCAAATTAGGTGTTACAATTGTAACATAAAGAAGATATATATCGAAATAATACATATAAAATACATATAAAACTACGTACGTAAAATATTTTTAAAAATAATCAAAAATCTTAATTTTCAATATTGAATACAATTAAATTTTCAAACTCATCTAGGGCTGTCTCTTATACACATCTCCGAGCCC